TCCCCTTTATTATCTACCCCAACCTGAGGGAGCCGAAGCAGTTCTGGGGGATATCCGACCTGGAGGCGATTATGGAGTCCCAGCAGGAGCTTAACCGGGCGATGTCGCAGCTATCGAGAATACTGGAACTTTCGGGCAACCCCATTGCCGTGCTGGAGAACGTGGAGGAGGCCGAGGATATCGCCGTTAAGCCGGGGGCGGTCTGGAATATACCCGAGGATGCCAAAGCCTACCTGCTCGACCTTTTGCAGGGGGGTGCGGTAGGGCTGCACATAGACTATATCAATCTGCTCTATAGAATCCTGCACGATATTTCCGAGTCTCCCCGGGCTGCCTTCGGCGGCACCGAGCGGGACTTATCCGGGGTAGCCCTGGAGATTGAGCTTAACCCGCTGCTGCACAAAGTAAGGCGGAAGCGGATTATCCGCACCGCCGCCTATAACCGGCGCAACCGGATGATTCTAAAGCTGCTGGAAAAGTACCAGGGAGTGGATTTCGGCCAGAACCGGCTGCGGGTAATCTGGAACCCGGTGCTGCCCCAGGATATGACCCGCCTGGTATCCAACGAGCAGACGCTTGTCCAGAGCGGTATTCACTCCCGGCGGGGAGCCATGGAGGAGATGGGCATCAAGGACCCGGAGAGCGAGTTCGGGCGGTGGCTGGAGGAGAGGGAGACTATCTTAAAGATGAATAAATCGAATAACGCCAAGTCTGCCAGCGGCGGAGAGGGAGAGAGAGCTTCAGCCGGGGAGACAGGCGCTAGCGAATCCCCATCATAAGGAGGAGAAATGGCAAAAAACAACAATCAAAACCAGGAGAAAGAGCCCGACGGGGGGGAGCTGGATGGCTCCCGGGCTGCCGAGATGGAAGAGCAACTGGCGGAGAAGAGTTCCCGCCTATCCGAGCTGGAGCAGGCTCTGGCTGAGAGGGACGGGCAGATTAGCACCTTAAAGCAGTCTGTTGCCGAGTTGGAGACGCAAATGAACGGGTTGAAGGATGGCCAGTCTCAGGCGATAGCCAGCTACCGGGCACTGGTGGTCAGGTCGAACCCCAACCTGCCCGAGGAGCTGATTACCGGCGACAGCGTCGAGGAGATTGACAAGTCACTGGCTGGTGCTCAAGCCCTTATCGACCGGGTGAGGCAGCGGCTGGAGACCGAAATCGCCGGAGCCAAGATACCGGCGGGGTCGCCGCTGCGGACAGCGGCTGACCTGTCCGCCCTGTCCCCGCAGGAGAAGATTCAATACGCTATGGGAGAAAGGAGATAGAAAATGGCTTTAACACTAGATGAGGCAGCCAAGCTGTCCAATGATATGCTGCTCCAGGGGGTGGTCGAGACCGTCGTCAAGGACTCGCCCGTCCTGCAGCAGATGCCCTTCATCGAGATTGTGGGCAATGTCCTGACCTACAACCAGGAGAAGACCCTGCCCACCATCGATTTCTACGATGTCGGCGACCCCTGGGCCGAGTCGACGCCGACCTTTGAGCAGAAGATAGCCACCCTCAAGATTATGGGCGGCGACGCCGATGTCGACAACTTCCTGAAAGCCACCCGCAGCAACATCCAAGACTTAGAGGCGGCTGTGGTCGAGCTCAAGGCCAAGGCGCTGCGGGACAAGTTCGAGGAGACCTTTATCTACGGCGATTCCTCGGTCAACGCCAAGCAGTTCGACGGGCTGATAAAGCTGATTGACACCGCCACCGCCGGCGACCAGCTGATATCCATGAACGGCACCGGGGCTACACTTACCCTGGGCAAGCTGGACGAGCTTATCGACGCGGTCAAGGGCGGCAAGCCCGATGTGCTGCTGATGAGCCGCCGCTCCCGGCGCAAGATTAACGCCCTGGTCAGGGCTGCCGGCGGCATGATTGAGACCGATAGAGACCGCTGGGGTAACTTCGTCCAGCTGTGGGACGGCATCCCCATCGGGGTAAACGACTGGATACTGGATACCCACACCTTAAGCGGTGGGGCGGAGACAGCCACCACCGGCGGCACCTGTTCCACAATATACGCTTTCCAGATGGGGGAGGGGGCGCTGTGCGGGCTGACCGGACCGGGCCACCTGACCGTGGAGCCAATCGGCTCGCTGGAGACCAAGGACGCATCGAGGACCCGCATTAAGTGGTACTGCTCGCTGGCGCTGTTCAGCTCCATCAAGGCGGCTGCTTTAATCGGGGTCAAGGACTAAAAATAAAGCTGATTTAAGGGGGAGCCGACAGGCTCCCCCATCAAGGAGGGGAAAATGAAGAATAAAGACGCAGCCCGATGGCTTTGCCACTACCGGCTCAGCAAATACCGCCAGGACATTACGCCCTACCGGGGCTCGGAAGCGGCCTTCCATGAGCGCTTCCAGCCCTACGAGGTAATTGAGGGCGAGGGCAACTGCCTGCTTAATACCGGCATCGACGAGATGTGGGACCTGATTATCGGCGACTCCGCCAATCACTTTAACAGCACCTACGCCCAGGTGGGGGTGGGCGATTCCACCGCCGCCGCCAACGCCGCCCAGACCGACCTCCAGGCGGCTACCAACAAGACCTACAAGGGCATGGAGAGCGGCTATCCCACCTCGACTGACCAGAAGGCGACCTTTAAAGCCAGCTTCGGGGACGCTGAAGCCAACTACGCCTGGAACGAGTGGGTGGTCAAGCAGTCGTCCAGTGCCAAGTGTCTCAACCGCAAGGTTGAATCCCTGGGCACCAAGTCCAGCGGCACCTGGACGCTGGAAGTAAGCATAACCTTAAGCTGATAGCCACCGGCTATTGGAGGACTGGATGAATCCGGTAAAGATAAACGATACAACCTATGAGATGACGCTGCCCCGGGGGGATAAGGTTGAGATAGGGGACCGGGAGGCGGCTGACTTTAAGCCCCACCTCAAGCTCAGCCGCTGGGAAGGGGAGAGCTTTATCAAGGTCAGTCTGCCCACCGCCGCCCAGAGCAGCCCTGTTATCGAGGGGGAGAAGGTGGGGTGGGTTGAGGCCGACCTGGAAGCCCGCTTCTACCCCCTGGAGCCGACGGTTGCCGGGGGCTTTACCCAGAATGAGCTGGGCGGGTTTGAGTTCGAGATTATCCTGAAAAAGAAGCCACCGACGAACCAGATAGTCCTGGACATCGAGACGCAGGGGCTTAAATACCACTACCAGCCCCCATTGACGCCGGAAGAGATAGCCGAAGGGGCGGTCAGGCCGGATAACGTAGCCGGCTCCTACGCCGTCTACCACGAAAGCCGGGGCAATATGCACGCCAGCCAGGCCGATGCCGAAAAGTACAAGTGCGGCAAGGCGTTTCATATCTACCGACCTAAAATAATTGATGCTTCGGGTAAAGAATGTTGGGCTGACCTCCGCATAAACGGAAAGTTAACAATTACCATCCCGCAAGACTTTCTTGATAAAGCCGTCTATCCGGTGGCCGTTGACCCGACCTTTGGCTATGAGAGTGTTGGGAGTACTGAGGGTTATTCAAATACTAAAGACCTGTATAACACTAAGTTTCAAACTGGTGTAGCAGGAACAGGGGTTTCAGTATCTAAATACTGTCAGCAGTATGATAGTTATGGCGAACCTTTCAAGCTCTGTATCTATGAGGACGACAGTGGAGAGCCAGGCGATTATCTCGCAACAACAGGTGAGATTGCAGAGCCTCCCGCATCTTGGGCCTGGATAACGGAAAATTTAACAACAAGCCCCAGTTTGACAGCGAGTACGGACTACTGGTTGGGGACTTTTGCTGATAACGGTATGCACCATTACCGCTATGACACCGGAGCAGCAACACGGTATAAAGATACGGGAGCTTATCCCGCTTACCCTGACCCCGCTGGCACAGGATATACGGCCGCTGACAGGTCAATATCCATCTATGCAACCTATACGGTGGGGGGAGGGGCTACCGAAAAGTCATCCTCAGACTCAGGCACAGGCGCCGATTCGTTGCCGGGCCGGGATATTGCTCTGCCTGAAGCCGGCTCCGGCGTTGACGCTCTGGTTTCTTTGCAGACGCCGGCGGCTAAGACCGCCTCTGATACCGGTTACGGGGTTGATGCCTTGGTTTCGCTGCAAATGCCAGCGGCCAAGACGGCTTCTGATGCCGGCTCCGGCGTTGAAGCCTTTATCGCCCGGCTGCTGGCCGCCGCCGAGACCGGCTCCGGCGCCGAAGCCAGTGAAATCGGGGGTGGGGGTCTGCTCAAACACCTCTTTGCCAGCGAGCTGGGGGAGGGTGCCGACGGGCTGACCGCCAAGATTGAAAAGCCGAACAAGGGGGGAGGCATGAGACTATGGACCTGAACACGATGAGAAGCATTGTCCGGCGTGATTTAAAGGACGAAGACGCCGGGAACTACCGCTGGAGCGATGACGAGCTGGACCGGCACATCGCCCGCGCCGTAAAGGAGTTTTCCGAGGCGGTGCCCCTTCCGGCCAAAGCCACCCTGCCCACCACCGCCGACTCCAGGGTGATTGATATCTCCCCGCTGACCGATAGGGTTATGGTGGAGGCGGTGGAGTATCCCCTGGGCCTGTTCCCGCCATGCTACCAGAAGTTCGCCCTGTGGGGGCACGCCCTGACCCTGTTCGGGGGAGAGACTCCCGACGGCTCCGACTGCGCTGTCTATTACGGGATATTGCACACCCTTGACGCTGACGGGTCGACCATTCCTGCCCGGCATGAGGACCTGATTGCTACCGGCGCCGCCGGCTATGCCGCCGTGGAGTGGGCGGGCTACGCCATCAACCGGGTGAGCCTGGGTGGGGCTACCACCCCTAAAGAGTTCCTGGCCTGGGGCAATGAGCGGTTAGAGCAGTTCCGCAGCGAGCTGAAGCGGCTGGGGAGGCGAAACCAGGTCAGAATCCGCCAGCTCTACCGCCAGTAAAGGAGGCTG